CTTTCAGTTCTGGATGATATGCGGTAGAGTGATCCCAAGAACTTATTAGCAGTGTCAATAGAAAAATATTCACCTAATCCAAGGTTGTAGGGTGAATAACTATTTATGTTAGGATCTCGCAATATGTCAGATGAATTGGACCAAACCATTAAGTAAGACGCGATAACCAACTTGGCTTTTTGATCAGCAACGAAACTAGGAAAATTTGGATATAATTCAAAAAGCTCGCGTGCTCTGAATAAGGTCCCATTATACTTAACCTTTCCCTCTTTGTCAAAAGGGAAGTCGGAAAAATAATTCCTAAATTTTTCTGGAAATAGAAGACGAGAGGCTATATACAATAAATCCTCTTTTTTGTGGGTTCCACTCCACTCACCTCCCAGAAAGTAGGGGGTTGTTTTAGATTTATCTTTATTGACAGTAAAGCCAAAAGAAAGGAATACAGAAACATAAAGATCATGACTAAGATCACCTGTATACCCAATAATGGAGTCATCTCCTAGAAAGAAGCCAAGACATTCTGGAAAAACATCATAACGAAAATTTAAGGTCTTAAACAAAGAAGGTCTATATTTAAGTAAATCACGTCCTTGTCTTCTGAAGGCAATGACATTAACCGCAAGATTGTAAACGGAACCAACTAAATTCGTAAACTGGCTTCCACTAGGTATGCCTTTTTCTTTAATATATATAACCCCATTTGGCATCAAAAACTTAGTGAAAATAAAATCTTTTAAAATAATTTTAAAGTGAGAATCAATTTCAGCGGAAGGCGGAAAAAGATTTCGAAATTCTTCAAAAATTATCTCAATGCAGCGAGCTAGAGCCGAAGCGTCAAACTGACTGACATCTGAACCTAAGAAATTTGGAAATAAATTTTGCAACTGAGCCATTGCTAGTCCAAGAATACGCTTAGTCCAGCCATAAGGTATTAATGTATTTGCAGAACTAGTAAGAGCACTAATAATAGGATTAGCATATATCACTTCACCGCAAATTTGATGAACTGGGCTGTTCCAAATTGGACGCAGTTTATCACTAAAATGCTGTAATCTGGTCCCAATGATAGTAATTGCAAGTAATTCACCTTTCAAATATAAACGAGTTAAATAATCAAGGTTTTGAACTTCCTTTTTCTTGCAATTATATGGAAATCCTGCAGCTTTACCCCCTTTATCATCGGAAAGTGTGGCAGCTACCGCCTCATCAATAGTTAAAGGAGTGAGCTGAACGCACCCACTTAAAAGCTCTTTAACAACTGATCTAAATTCCCGCTCATTAGCCAAAGAAAGCGGAAGGGACTTACCAGTTTTTCTAACCGTGGATTGAATGTCATAGTTAGAAACTGACGTATACAGCCAACTTGGATCATAACGACCCCTAGGTGTAACTGTCTTCAATAAATGTTCAACTATATCAGGTTTCATATATTTAGCCACCCTGCTGTCAATGTGCCCCTTTAGGTTGGTTCTGAACCCCCGTTTGACTTGTCTAAAGTAACGACCTTTAACAAATCCATAAACCTTAAACCCACGCATTAACTTGTTGTGACCTGACACATGCTTAAGTATGTCTTTATCAAGCAAATCTTTATCTACTTGAGTTAGGCTGGCATATCTAAAAGATTTCCTAACACTTTCGACGTATTTCTTGGCCGACACACCGACTATTGAGAGTCTTCCACAACGCACTCTCTGAACGAACAGTAAATAGTGATTATGACTTGCATTCTCACGAGAAGAATTA